CAACGAACCTACCAACTGATGTAATACCGCCGAACACTACCTGAAAATTCACTGTTGCCTTCTTCTTACTTACTCGTGGTCTAAATACACGACCAGATCCCACTAAAGCCCCTGTGTCTACGGGAGTATTAGCTTTTGCTTCGAGCAATAAAACCCTTAACTCTCGCATAGTCGCTGCTTTTATTTCATCTACGACTTGAGTATCGATCTTGTCTAAATCTCGTAGGACCTTCTTAAGACCGATAAGCTCTATAGATACTCTAGCAATACCCTTACCACGTGGGCCACCAGCACCACCAATCCCTTTTACCGATGGACCCCGTACTCGTCCCGGCAATTATGTCTCCAAAACTACATGATGAATGCTTTTATGATCGTGTACAAGGCGTACATCCAATAACTTCGGTTGCAATGGCTCAAAGCCAGTGGGGAGAGTTATTCTGTCTTTAGTAGTGATTCCGGTATATTTAGTATACAAGTAAATCAGCCTACGTGAGCGATCTGTCTGCATATCCCCTGTCCTTACTATCCTCTCCTGCCGCTCAATCTTCGCCTTGTATGGAACACTGGTCCCATACGCTGGTTTTCCGTATTTATCGTCTGAAACAAACGGTTCAATCGTTACATCCCAGATAAAGAATTTTCTTAATGCTCTACCAATAACTGACATTTTTTGTCCTATACATTATAGTCAAGTGATGGACGACTCTTATTAGTGGTTCCTGGATAGTCGTGCATTCCTCGAGAGAAATCACCTTGTAGTATGTTTGTATTGGATAACATACTCTCCTTGTCACTCTTGTATATCCCACCGGCTGACGGTTCTTGATGACTACCACCACGAGCACGTAACTGATCTGCAAGGATTTTTAGTTCACTGATCCTCTTAGCTCTAAGTCTCGTCTCACCAACCTTCTGATCTTCCCAGTAAGCACTTTGTAGTTTTGCTATAAGAGCATTTACTACAGATGCAGCCGTCCAGTACAGATTCTCTTCTTCTGATAGGACCATGTCTATTTCTTCGTCTTCTATTTCATGATCCTCTTCTATGGTATCGCCAATGTAGAAACGTACCTTGTCCCTATCATCGGGAAGCCCTTCATTTAGTAAGTACGAAAAACTCATTTAAGCTTAACCTCTATTTAACATGTTCACTTGTTCTACTACCTGGCTGATCTGTTTGGTAATGTACACCAAATTCATAGACGATTGCATCGGCGGCGTAATCATCACCACTAACATCCCGCCATAGTCTAGTAATACACATTCCAGAGATACCAGAGAATCCTGGATCAGTTAGCGTCACCTCTGCAATGGCTTGTTTAAATGCTGTGTCATCGTCATCAATAAAGTAAGCCAGATCTATAGTAGTACTAAGAGAATTACCAAAAGTTTCTCCTCTGTCAGCACATTCGTAGGACAACCTAAATAAGACATCACCAGCAGCGCTCGTAGACTTTGCCCAGTGGATATGTACTTCAAGATCAGTGCCAAGAACGTAGCCGTGAGGCATCTCAATTTGATAGTATGCATCCTCATCTATGACATTAGAGAATAGTAGATACCCCATAGTTGCGCTTACATCTGCGGGGTCTGCTCCGTTTCGACCAGCTACACCTGCAGGAAATCTTAGGTCACCCCAAAAGATTCCACATGCTGTATGGTTTTGAAACTCATCAAAGCAGGCTTCCATCGAAAGAATGGACTTGGTGGATAAGCCGCCGCCTTGTGTACTACTTTGTCCTATAGTACTAGGAGTAATAGCTAAGAATGCTGATACAAAGAGTGCAACTAGCTTCATCTTATTCTCCGAGACCCGTAGTAATAGAGAGAGATGTCTTCATCTGCTGCATCTCCGTCATCTACACCATTAATTATGATACCAACACGTATCTGACGAATGGCTTCAGGTACCACTATATATTGTGTAGCAGCTGCCGCATAAGCCTGAGTCGTCCCTAATTGTATTGCTGTTGTACCAACCTTAACCCTACCATAAATAGCTACATCAATTGTCCCACTGGTAAGAGCCATCACATCAATGTGAATGGTAACACCTTTGAAGTCTTCGGTACGTGCATCGATCCAGCCGTCTTCAGCCGCAGTCCCACTAGCACACGTATCCATACCACTAGGCGGAGTGACAGCAAACGTTACCGTATCACAAAAGATTTCTGTTGTGGAATCGAGATCGTAGTTCTCGAGGATATCAGATCGTTTCTGAGCAGATACGAAAGATGTGAGACATAAAAATAGCGTTGTTATAAAAACTAACCGCTCCATTGGTCCACCCCAAAGCTCTGGAGGAAGAGCTTACTATGCAGAGGTGCATATATCTACGCTCTTCCTCCGAAAACCATTTATGCTGTTAAGTTCGCGTAAAGAATATAAATATCTCCACGGAACTCGGCGAAGTCATTAGACCCAGCTGTGTATTGGACAACCTCTCCACCACCAGTAAGATCTGGCTCAGGTACTAGTACACCAGCTCCATCTTCATCTACACTGAGTAGTGCTCCTAGAGTCTGTCCACCACTATCAAGTGTACCTTTCTTTATTCCAGTAGAGGATACATCTATTCCATCAAGGTATCCGTTAGGATCACTAGAAGGCCCAACATCAATAGTCTTAGTCGTTCCCGTAGCTTCAGCTACAGTAACGTCAATCCATGCGCCAAATACAACCGCCTTTGTAGGGAGAGTGAATGCAGAGTTTTGTGCCGCTCCAGTAGGTGTAGCAGCGATACGAATTCTTTTCATAGATGTTAACAAGCCACCCATAATACGAGCACGAGCGCCTGTTAATTGAGAAATTCCCATTTTACTTACCCCTTAGTCTTAACCGTTACAACCTTTTTGGCAGTTGGGATGCTCTTTTTTCCACCTTTTCTTAGAACTAGTGGTCTAGGAGCCCTAGCTACCTTTGGTATGGCTGTTGGCGGTATATCTTTAGTTTTTTCAGGTTCTTTAGCTACTTGCTTTGGCTTCGTTCCAGCTTTTGCGGTAGCTTTGTTTTTCTTAGTCGTAGAAGGTACACCAATAAACCGATGTTCTTTTAAGATACGTTCATTCTTCCAGCCGGAAGTTTCAACGATCTCATTTTTGGTACGTTGTACACCTTCACCTTTAAAATCTTTTAGTACTTCGTGTAGCATTTAAGATTCCTTTCTCTATGCTACTTAACTGGTGGACCCCGAAGAGCCCACCAGCTAATGTGGTTATTGTCAGTTGTAAGTACTTTGTAATCAGCTACTTACGCTACAGCATTTGTCCAAAAATATCCCATGTCTGTGGCAACAAGCTTGTTGTCCCACGCTTTTTCAGCCTCAACTCGTTCAGCCTTCTTCAAGCGCATAGGGATACGGGTAACACCGATTGTTTCACCAATACCCTGACTAACTCCCTTCCACGCGAACGTGTATCCAGCGGAAGGTTCATAGAGTCCTGGGGACTTGGCGACATACAGCAGCAATGCTTCTTTTCCTTGAATGAATGAGTATGCTGCTGTTGCTCCTTCAGCATTCGTTGCTTTGATTGCTCGAGCTACCATAACGCGCTCTACACCAAACAACGTAGCTAGGAGATCCTCAGTTACGATACGGAACTGGGTATACTTGATCCGATCAATGATATCGGGGTGATTCTTGAGTTTACGGAAGGACTGATACCCAAGAATAAGAGTATTAGCCTTGTGTCCTGTAGTACTTAGAATCTGTTCCTTTGCTTCTTCAACATCGTCAATAGGATCAGATGAAGCGTAATCGTCCCAAGTCTCGGTAAGAGTTTTGTCTGTATCCCAAACACCACTTACAAAGTAATCAGCTGTCCACTGAATCTCCTGCCGAAGCAGCATCTTCTGTGTAACAAACTTAGTAGCATCGCGGAATGGATTTAGCGGTGCATCAGTGTTGGCAAGGACTTGGTTGTCCACATCCTTATGGATTGCCCACACGTCACAAGTATAGTTGTCTGTTCCAACATTGTAACCGGATCCTGCCGACTCAGTAGCCGGCGCTCTGCGTTCTGCTTCATCACGGAACCAGTCATTCTTGGTGTAGACGTAATACTTATCGCTCTTCTTGTCTACAGGAATAAGAGGGAACACCTTCGTAGAAATGAAGGCTTCGTCCTTTTGCATATAGGCTACGGAGATCTGCGTTAGGATAGCGTCTACGTGAACCTGATTTAAAGTAGGCTGTGGCATTGTTTATCCTCCTTTACGCAGCTCTTGCCGGAGCAAGACAGTCGATTAACGCTGAAAAGATGACAGCAGCTGCCCCTGCAGCTTGAAGCGCCTGTCCAACCAGATAGACAGTAATATCAGTACCAGCTGCAATAGTATCAGCCTGTCCGTCAGTAGAAGTCCCTAGCGAGTCAGCGATAGTGATAGCGGAATCAGCGCTAAGCTTGGTGATCCCTGTTGCCATAATCTCAGCTTCTTCCCCATCTCCAGGATCGTTCTGAAGAACTCCAATAGGTATGTCTGTAACTCCAGAACAAACTACGGCATCACCACTACTGTCCAGCTTCATAAAGTGGTATTGACTAGAAGAAAGATCTGCTCCTGCTTTTAGTGTGTATTTGAAACCAGGAATTTCGTAAGCCATTTATCTACCCCCAGTTTCCGCTCTGTACTCGTCATAGAGTTGCGGATTATTATCAACTGCTCTACTAAAAGCCTCAGCCTTTGTTAGAGTTTGTTCGCTCTTCTCAATATAGCCCTTGGCGATATCGTTGAGTTGAGCATATGCGGATCCGCTCTTTTCAAGAACGAACGTGTTTTTAGCTACATCTTCGAACGCCTTGGAAGCAACCATAGCTTCTTCAGCAGCTTTAAGGATTCTCTCGAAGGTCTCTGCTTGTTCCTTCGTAAGGTTGTCAGTAACTGCCTTGACGATTGGCCCAAGTTCCTTGGCATCTACGGGTAGATGTTCATAATCCACAGCAGCCTTGGCAATTGCTTTCTCTGTAGAACGAGCATTGCGCTCATCCTCGAGTTCTTTTTTAGTCTCTGCTTGCTCCTTACGAATAGCGTCAGCCGT